ATGAAGAGGGTCACGTACATAGGATGACACATTTACGCCATATTGATTTATCGAAGGGAAAATGGCTTTTATTGGGACGGACCCGAAAAATAAGGAACGAAATGATTGAAGATTTTCTTTTTTCCCAAGGATATTGGTACGGAAGAGGTGAACATCGTCCAATCGCTCCTACTGTGTTAAATGCCATTGACACATGGCAACATTTACAAGCGGGAGAAGCTGTCTCTCATAGTGACATTAAAACTTTATACAGTAAAATTAAAAGTGGCACCGGAATTAAAAGAGGCTTTAAACGATTCAAGGAGGAAGAAAAGAATGAACTTTTTACTTTGAAGGATCTTCAGAAAAATCATGGACTATTAGTAGACGGGGAATGGCATGAGGTTCTGGATCGTATTAAGCTTTCTGACATAGCTTACTTACGCCGACTGGAACAATTGAATGAGGACATCAGGGGTGAACCTAGAATTCGTGTCTCTACTATTCATCAAGCCAAAGGTGGTGAATGTGACAATGTTGTCGTACTTTTAGATCTAGGTAAATTAGTGTATAAATCATATTTAAAAAATCCTGATGATGAACATCGTGTATTTTATGTAGCCGTCACAAGAGCCAAACATAATTTATACATCATTGAAGCACAAAAACAGGAAGGATATAGGCTTTATGAATCCCCCCTCGAAAATGACTTGTAAAGAAATCCTAAGTGAAGCAAAAAAATTAATTGGTGGCGATCGCCATAAAGACTATGGTGACAAGTTGACCAATCATCAGAACATTGCGGCGTTGTGGTCTATTTTCCTCCGAAAAGAAGTGACTCCCCATGATGCCGCGGTGTGCATGGCCTTGGTAAAAGTAGCACGGCTCATGCACCAACATAAAAAAGACAGCTACATTGATCTAGCCGCCTACGCCTCTATCGCAGGAGAAATAGAAGAAAGAACAGGTAAAGATCGATCATTTGATTCAGAAGGAGAAAGAAGAGGACGTATTACAAAAGAATATGTAAAATCATTAAACAAGTGTCCCCATAATTAAATGACACAAAATAATTTTGGTTTTGTTCAATCTGAATGGATGCCCCCCGAAACCCTCCCTGATCTATCGGATGCGAAAGTAATCGCATTTGATCTGGAGACTTATGATCCTAAATTAAAGACAACGGGACCAGGATGGACATCTTCTACTGGACACGTGATTGGCATTTCCGTAGCCGTTGATGGATGGAAGGGGTACTATCCCATCCGTCATGAAAATGGGTTTAACTGGGATCGGAAACGTGTCCTCTCCTGGATGAAAGATCTAATGAAAAGCGATGCCGTTAAAGTGGCACACAATGCAGTTTATGACCTAGGATGGCTTCATACAGAAGGCATTAAAGTTAATGGACGGATTATAGACACAATGATTATGGCACCTCTTCTTAATGAAAATAAATTTTCGTATGCCTTAAATACGGTAGGTAAGGATATGTTGAACGAATATAAGAATGAGGCTAAATTAAAAGAGGCGGCAATTGAATTTGGGGTCGATCCCAAAAATGAAATGTATAAACTCCCTGCTATCTTTGTGGGAGATTATGCTGAACGGGATGCAGACTTAACTTTACGGCTTTATCATCATATGAAACCTCTCATTGAAAAAGATAGCTTGAAAACAGTCTTTAACTTGGAAATGGATCTGCTCCCTGTTATTTTTGAGATGACAAAAAAAGGAGTACGCGTCGATGTCGAACAAGCACAACGTTATAAAAAAAGTTTTAAGAATACAGAAAAGAAGATATTATCTAGCATACTGGAAGATACGGGTCTTGCAGTGGAGATATGGGCCGCTGAATCAGTGGCAAAAGTTTTTGACAAGCTTAAAATAAAATATCCTCGCACGGAAAAAACAGATGCGCCAAGTTTTACCAAGGATTTTTTATTGAACCATAAGCATCCTATCGCCCAGAAAATACAACGCGCTAGGGAATTTAATAAAGTCCAGACTACATTTTTAGATACTATCATTAAACATGAACACAAGGGACGCATTCATTCCAACATTCATCAAATGCGTGACGGCGAATCGGGAACCGTGTCAGGACGGTTCAGCTACTCTAATCCCAATCTCCAGCAGCTTCCCGCCAAAAACCTTGAGATCAAGAAACAAATACGGGGACTCTTCTTACCTGAAGAGAATGAGGTGTGGGGATCATTCGATTATTCACAACAAGAACCACGTTTGGCTGTTCATTATGCCAGTAGACTAGAATGCGAGGGTGCCGAGGTCTTAGTAGAAGAATACAATAAGAATGCCGAAGCTGATTTTCATGAGATGGTGGCAAACATAGCGGACATTGATCGTGGACGCGCCAAGACTATTAATCTAGGGTTATTTTACGGAATGGGAGTTAATAAACTCTCTCAACAATTACAAGTGGAAAAAGACATCGCGAAAGAAATTTTAAAAGAGTACAATTTACGTGTTCCATTCATTAAAGAGTTAGCGACTAGTGTGATGGGATACGCCAACAAAGAAGGTTATGTCTCAACACTTAAAGGTAGAAAATGTCGTTTTGAATTATGGGAACCAACCACGTTTGGCGTTTATAAAGCGCTTCCCTATGATCAAGCTAAATTAAAGTATGGGGAACATCATCATTTAAAACGAGCAGGTACGTACAAAGCTCTTAACCGGCTAATACAGGGATCAGCCGCCGATCAAACAAAACAAGCCATGGTCGCGCTGTACAAGGAAAATATAGTTCCACTTATTCAAATCCACGACGAACTTACTTTAAGCTTTGATGGATCGGAAAATGTAAAAAATAAAATTATTTCCGTGATGGAAAATTGTGTCACTTTGGTTGTTCCATCAAAAGTTGATTGCGAAATTGGAAAATCCTGGGGAAACGCGATCTAGGTTTTCTGCCGTAAATTAAAATTGTGTTGACATTGATATTGTATAATATAATATAATATTATAATTAATTTATGGAGAAAGTTAGAATGAATAATTTATTAACAATTCCCCAAAGCTTGGTGGATGCCGCCAACGCGCCTGATGATAAGAAATTATTAAAAGAGTGGGAAAAGAAAACTGATAATGGCGGGTGGAAAATAAATTCCCCTTCCATACCCAATTCAAAAAGAAGAAGGGATGTCCATACGGATATCCGCTTCGGCGCTTGTACTCTCATTGAAAATGAACAATTAAAGAAGAAGCCCTTTATCAAGAGGCTTCGTGAAAAGTTTCCTGAGATAGGCTCAGGAGTTATTTGTAGAATTGTCAATAAGCTCTTGGATCAGAGAGTGATTGAGAAGGATACAAAATTCAAGACTAAACCGATCCTTGTAAAAGGAAGATACTGGAGAAAGATATGAAGAAAGATATATTTGATTTGAAATTTGGGGAAAGTAAACGGTTCGACAGGGCTCAAGTTTTTTTCTCAATTAGTGGGTCATCATCCCCCACTATTCATAAAACTAAGACATATGGTGTTTGGTATACAAAACATAAGGGGGTTAAATATTTTTACTTGAAACATAAAAAAGACAATTCCAGTAGATGGAGTTGGTGTATTGAAGCAAACCATGTTTTTACCACCCTAGAGGATGCCAAAATTGGAGTTAAACATCATCTCATAAAAAAGTATGAGGATCTGTTGGAACAACGACAAAAAGATATTGTACGAATTAATGGTCTTTTAAAGGACTCAAATAACTTTAATGTTGTTGAACTTGAGGAGTCATATATGAAAAACACCTGGAATATAATACCTAAATTTAGGAAGGAACAACCAATTACATCATAAATTAAAAAGCGATAATTTAGGGATGGGCAAACCTGGATTATCGCTTTAAATTAATCCAATGATCTTTTATCCATATCTTTTATCAAAATGTCGAGCATTACTTCAAGTCTTATCACTCGTTCCTTTATTTCTGGAATATCTTGCAGTACTACTTGTTCTATCGTGCGCTGCTGGTCTTCTAATGCTCGCACTTTTTGTGACAGCATGCCATACACACTGCCTGCGCTTATTAGAATCATGGCGAACCAGACGACATTCCGAAGATTAAAATCTTTTTCCATTATCCGTACCTTCCTCTTCCAAATCCTCCAAACATCCAGGGACTGTAGGCGTTAAAACCGTATCCAAAATTAGGTCTTCCCGGTGGTTGTGTGTTTCCCTGTGTTGTGCCAATCTTGTCACTTAAAGAAGCAATCCCTTCCTCCATCGATGTTAATTTATTATTGATGTTTTCAAACTGGTTTCCAAAGCCCCCCATTGTTTCCTTAAATGAACTTATGTCTTGACCGTATCCACCAAGTACATCCTCGTATCCCCCAAGCTGTTCTCCAAAGCCTCCGATTTGTTCACCAAAACCACCAAGCTGTTCTCCGTATCCTCCTAAAGTTTCTTCGAAACCTCCAAGCTGTTCACCGAATTGATTAAAACCATGTTGTGGTGACTGAATTGGATGTTGTGGATTGAGAATACCTTTTGGAGGCCAGAATCCTCCTCGTGGTCCACCTTGCCCAAATAAACTACCAAGTCCACCTTGCCCATACGCGTTAAGAGGGCTAAATGGTTGTCGTACTCTCTCTTTTTCCAACAATCCTCCCGTCGCCAGGGAGGCAATCCCCCCTTCTTTAAAATCCTGTAATTGGCCTTGTTCAAGTTCCAATATTTTTGACGTAATTTGTTCATATTGTGACATCAAGCCTGGTTCATTGCCTCCTTGTGTTATTTTGTTATATAGTTCATTTCTCTTTGCCTTTAAATCAGTGAGTTCGTGAAGATCTATGGTTTTTTTCTTGTCAGTCTTGATGTCCTCCATATTGGTTTTAATCTCACCATCGGTGTCCGTCTTCTTTACAATCCATTCGTTATCGGAGTCCGTTTTGGATTCAATGAATTCTTTGGCTTTTGTGGTGTTTCCAATCCCCAGCATCTTTAAAGTATCTTCAAGAGCGCCTTTCCATCCTCGTCCTTTTTTCCTGCCCTTAAAGGTTTCCGTTATGCCCTCCGTCATTCCTGACAGTTCAGAGGGGGCATCAAGTATGCTGTATCCCACATCAACTGCCTTGTCTTTAAGCCAATTAGCCCCCATCCCAAGGTATTTTAGGGGTGTCGCCATTGTCGCAATGTCCGCCAAGGCTTTGCCGCTAGAAAATGGACGCGCCTTTTGATACTCCTCAATATTGGGACTGTAGAGCATTTGGTTGAACCTAAATTTATCATCAGGATTTGTTAGTCCTTCATAAACCAAAGGAAGATTAATTCCCTTTATGTCCGCCGCCGTTAAGTCGCTGCGCCTACTCCCTTGCGTATCGTATAAAAGATTTCTTCTCGCTGATTGAGCCATTTCACTGCCCACGCTGAGAACAGGATCGTTAGCCTGAACGGCGCCCAATCCCCCTCCGCGACTTTCAGGAACGCCACCCGCGCCCGTAATGGGATCAGGATTAAGATAATCCCGTAACCCTTGAGCCGCCTGAGAGCCTAAATATTTTGCCGCAGCCGCATCTCCCGCAGCCGCTTCTTCTTTTTTTTCACGCAGTTTTTTAGCGAATCTATGTTCTTCAGCCATTACGCCACCATCTGTTGGGGTTTTTTATGCTCCATCAGGGACGCAATTCCGCCTTCATTCGCGAACAACGGCATTCCCATGCTTTCCATCCGTTGTATGATGGAGGGGTCAACCCCGCCGCTTATTTCGGAACCTACTTGAGCTTGGGGATTTGGTAATGGGGGAACGACATCCGCCATTGCAAAATTTCTATTAGGGACAGGGACATCTATCATCGATGAGTCATCTATTACACGTTCATCCAAGTCTTCATTTTCTTTAATGGTTTCCTTGATCTTTTCCATATTCTCATCTTTGAATATTTCTAGCTGCCACCCATCTGTGATGTCCTTGATGGCGTCAATATTATCGTCAGTAAGTAAGTCCTTGCCCTCATTGATAAGGCTTGAGAA